CTCAGAATCAATTGTTGTTCCATTTGTCGTTGCTCCTTGGATACGTTTTTCTGAGATAGTGTAATATTCGGTTTCTTTTTCAATGCCAATAAATGCAAAGCCGTTTTTAATCGCTGCTACTCCTGTTGTGCCGCTGCCCATAAAAGGGTCTAAGACTATGCCGTCCGGCGGCGTAATCATGTTAATAAGGTAGGACATTAGGGCTTGAGACTTGACAGTGGGGTGAGTGTTGTCTGCCCCCTTATCCTTTTTGGAGGCCTTAGCTACGTAGAAAAATCTGCTGGCTCCGCCTGAGTCGCCTAATCCTGGCTTGAAGTCTGGTTGTGCCGCAATATTTGAATATGCTCCATGTTGTCCACCGGCTCCCCTACTCCCGCCTTGAGATTTGCTCACCCCACTCTGCCTATCCAACTCAGCGACTGCGCAAAAGGGAGTGCATTCGAATGCGGATACGGTTTCGGTGCCGTCTTCTTTATTTACCCAGGTGTTAGTTTTCTTCTCTGCCAAACCTGGGTCGAATATCCCAGTAGAATTTCGGCTATTTGTCGTACCAGTCTTCACCTTCTTCGTCCCGACCTCCATGCAATCGGGGTTGTGAGAGAACACTAGATTGGCGGGGAAGCGTCCTTGTGGGTTGTCCGGTTTCGGCGCGCGCTCTGTGTTTGCACCACTCATCGAAAGGTTTGGCCCTGCTTTACTGCCAGACTTAGACCAACCACTCTCAAAGCTTCCAGCAACGCGACTCGCATCAATATTAATCCCGCCCGTCCCATGCTTAAGGACGTTTGCGGCGACGGTTTTCTCTGAGCAAGGTTTTCTTACAAGAATCCAATGTTCACTTGCTGGCTTTAAACTGGTACCGTTCAAGGCTATAGTGTTTTTTAGCGTGCTCTGATGTGGTAGTAAGTTCCAGATTTTCAAGTCTATTATCGTCTTTAACTTCGTTAATGTGATGGACTTCTTCTTCTGGTAAAAGTCGTCTTCCAATATGCTCTTCGATAATAAGGTCATGCTCGAGTCGGTAAGTTCCGTTGATGCGTATAGCAACATACCCGTCACTTCGGGTGAACTTACCACCACGCCAGTTACCATTCTGCTCTCTAGACCTTCCCCTGGAAGGGTTTGAACATTTACGGCTACAAAACCTATCCTCTCCCCGTTTGATTCTACTGGGATAAGTACTGATTGATGCTCCACAAGACTCACATTCTCTAAGTATAGGCATTCAAAACCTTTTTCGATTTGTTTAGTTGTATTTAGTGATTTAGGAAATCCCGAGCCAAAATGGTGAGTCACAACATCGCGAATCTCAAAGCCTGCGTCCTCAAGTGCGGTAGCCGTCCAATGGGAGGTGCGTGGAATAGCCCAGACCAAACCGTGCGCACCGGGTTTTAGGACTCTAAGGCATTCAGTCATCACGTCGGACATCCACTTAATCCATTGCTTTCGGCCGCCTTTATCTTCGTCCCAGGACTTACCCATGAAACTAATACCTGCGGGGGGGTCTGTAACTAAACTATCTACCGAATTATCCGGTAGCTGTTTTAACATCTCTAAACAATCACCTTGCAATAATACACTATTACTCATACTTAAGGCCCTCCTAGCCTATTCTTCGTTACTTCCAGGACAGAACACTCTCATACTGCACTATGTCGGTTTTTCGGTCCTCTTTGCGCTTATTTGTAGCTTTTTGCAAGAAGAACGAAAAACTTTTTTCCTCATCTAACGTCAGTTGTCTAAGATGCTCCGTACTCGGGTCAAACATCAGTTTGTAAGGTACATCCTCTTTGATAGTATCATAACCTTGCTTCTTATGTCTAATTTTACAAAATTTAAATGCGGTAGCCGTAGGGGCGCCCTCGGCGTAGCAACGTTTGAGGGGTTGCCACATAGTTACTAAAAAATCGCAGAAACTCTCAAAGAAAACCGAGCCATAGGCAGCATCCTTATTTAGTTCTAAGTCGCCGATACCCGCTTTTTCTCTAGGTGCCTGAGACTGCATAATAAGAAACGTATTAGTTTCGATAGCAAATCCCTTCATAGCTTTCATGATGCCGATAAGGCCCTCGTTCTCGCCGTTCTTATTGTTAGAGGCTAATACTCCAATGTGGTCGATTACGACACATCCCACCTTTTTTGAGGTTTCAGATTGAAACTTCACAATATACTCTTGGATCTGGGACAAGGATAGGTGCCTATTCTTGCCCTGATCGTCATAGTTCGAGATAAGATGAACCTTATCGTGGAGGTCGGTACGATCACCGCAGATGGTGCGCCAGCGGTCGGCAATTTCGTGAGCAGGCTGTTCGAGGGGGATGAAGAAATGCTCAAGGTCGGGGTTGTTCTGTACGAAGCCTAGGAACAGGTTTAGGGCGACGGCGGTCTTACCCACTCCAGAGCCTGCCACGAGGCCCATAACATGCCCTAGTCGGAAACCGCCCCGGGTATTGTCGATATATGGCCAGCAGGGGATGCGAGTGCCTTTAAGGGCATCTCCTGAGCGTTGTAGGATCTCTTTCACCGTGGAGGAGAGGGAGATGGTAGCTTTGTCTTTGGCTTGGTCGTAGGTCCAGATTTTGTCTATGATGTTTTCGGCGTAGTTGACGCGGTGGCCTAAGGAGCGGCCTAGGGCCTTACCGGAGTTCACCAGGACAGAGCGAGCCTCGTCCTTACTAAAGCCCTGGGCTAGCATGAGGTGGCCTAGGCGGAAGTCGGACTTCGAGCGGTCACCGGTGTTCCCTATCCAGATGTCCTTGGCCTCTAGGTTGTTTTTGAGTAGCTCGCCGAACTTGGGGGGTAGGGACTCATCGATCTCGAGGCGGGCGGTGTTCGTTTGGTAGGTCTGGTCGTAGTGTCGCTTACAGTAGTCGTCGTCCTCGGCGGTCAGTTTCGGGAGGGCCTTATCTAGGTCCTCACAGGTGTAGACGGCGTCCGTTTCATAGAGGGTGGAGCAGAGGCGTGGGTTATCCTTGATTTTGGTGTTTACCGTGTTGGGGACGCGCATTAGCTGCTTAATCTTACCAACGGCGAGGTCGGTATTAAGCAGGCGAGCTAAACGTCTATTCAGAGTAAGGAAAGAAGTACTATCCAGATCAGAAATCCGCCAATAAGCATGGATACCTCCTCCTGAGTCTACGATTTTAGTGGGTACTAGGGGAAACTCACCTAGTTTGGCAATGAAGTCCTCTTTTGAGGCATATGCACCCTCTTTGAGGTCCATATCAATGAATATCCACTCAAACACGTCTATGTCCTTGCCAGCTAAGAACCCGTCATTATGGTAGAATTTAGGATAGTTAGGAAAAAAATATACGTTATAGCCCTGGGAGTTATAGGTCTCTACCTCTGCGGGGGTGAGTTTACCTTCTAAGGGTCTGGCGTTTCCATTTTCTTGTTGCAGCCACTCAGGCGCGATAAGACAATAAATCATGAGACTCCTTATAAAATTTAAAAAAGCGCGGGCCTCACAGGGGTCGCAGTGAGAGATATCCCCAGCCTTTCGGCACCCGCGCTACTTAGGACTTACTTGACGGCCTAAGACTTTTTACTTACGAGAATTGAGAAGGGCTTGGATCTTGGCCTGTTGGGAGGCCTGGGCTACGTTAGCCAAGGGGGCCTTTTGTGGCGTGGGGGCAGGGCGCGCAGCCTGTGGAGCTGGGGCGTAGGAGGGGTTCTCATACGCACCATCGTCTTCGTCAGAGTGGGACGGGCTAAGGTCTACGCTATCGACTTCAATCGTGTTAGCCTTGTCCTGTGCGGCCTTAAAGACTTTCATAGGAAAGCCCTTCCCGGTGTCAAGCTCTTCGCCCGTAGCAACTAGTCTGGTCATGCGACCCATGACGGCGTTTTTAAGCGCGCTGTTGATGCCTGCTTTAGCATATACGCCTTGCAAACCATGTTGAGTCTTAAAGATGTAGTAGTTTTGTGGGGTTCCCGGGTTGAATTTGTTTTGGCGCTGCTCTTTGCCAACCAAGTATCCTTCGATCTCCGTAGGATTGTGCTCGCCGGTTTTCTTGTTAACGCCGCCTAATGTAACTGTTTCGATATCGCTAATTTCTTCATATGCCATGTTTATTCTAGCTCCTTATTATAGTTTAAATATACAACCACTATTTACTCTACAGACAATTTTACTCTTCGTCAAGTGTACTTCGAACAATTATTCGATTATTTTCTGGGAGGAATACCTCCGCCTTAAGATCATCGATATACCAGTCGGGTTTTGAGAGGCAGGCTGTGAAATAGGGTTCTAGTTCAAACTCCCGCACGACCTGCTGCGCCCATAAAGCGCCTCCAGCGCTCCAAGCTAAAATTGTATGTCCACGATCTCATTTTTTACCTGCTTTCTCACGTTCCAGTAAGGTCTGGAGCAAGGCTAAGGCGCGCCAAGCTAGGGCGGCGGCGTGGTAGGAGCCGGTCTCCTCGTCGATAGCATCCCAGTTAGGGCCGATGTCGATAAGGTGTCGCGCGATGCAGTCCGCGTGGTCCTTGGACTTCTCCTTAGCCCAGTGGAGGGGCTGTCCTGGGGCGTGTTTTTCGCCTCCCATTCGACTGTGTCTAGCAAGGGCATTTATGGCATCAGGAAAGTACATAAGGACTCCCGTAAACACCGGGGTCTCTTTGCGATCTTTGCTAGTGTCCGATGATAGTGATGCCTCCACTGGAGCGTGATCTTCCTCAGTACTCATAGCGTCGGGGGCATCGTACCTGCATGGGATACATTGTTCGGTAGGCCAGTAATGAGACAGGTGTTTTTCGCAATATAAATACTTCAATTTACTCTCCTCATGTTAGATAGCGGAATTACAACAATGCCGAAGTGGCAATATACAAAAACCTCTTTTTCGGGTCTGAAAAATTTATAGTCGCTGGTATTTTTTAGATGGGCAGGGAGCCAGTTAGGTTCTATCGGCTTAACGTGGGAGTTAGCGGGCAAGACTTTATGGCTACCATTTAAATAGATATTCTGCTCCGTCATAGTGCAGTATTGTGGAATCATCTATATAGAATAGCAGGTGGAGGGGGTCGATGTCAACTTAGACGGTCGGCTACGCCGCGTAGGACGCTAAGCAGAAGATCTCGGCTTGAGTATACCATTTACCGAGGGGGATGCGGAGGCGCTTAGCTATGTCCCGGCCGTTGGACCAGGCTTTTTTTTCAACACTGAGTACTAGGGCTTTTTGAGTTTTAGTTGCCTTGTTGGCATACATAGCGTCGTAGGCTTTCCAGATCTTAGAGTCGTACACAGCGGGTTTGGACACCAGGTCGTCAATCGAGTGGCCTAGCTCGTGCAGGAAAGAGGCAATCTCTGCTGATTGCGACTGCTCGGTGTCTATGGTCACTGTGTTGGTGCGGGGGTCCCATTGGTCAATGTCACATTCCTTAAACACCACGGTGATGCCATTGGAGGCGGCGTAGTTGCGTAGGCGAGTGCAGTACAGCTCATAGTGTTTAAGGTCTCGTTCAGGCATTATTTTACCCAATTTATGATAGACTGCTGTTTTTTAAGTTCTTTTTGTACTTTAAGGACATAGGGCCATTTTTCGGGATGATGCACTTTTAATGCGTTACGTCGGCCATAATTGTAGCAGACAAGGTATGTAAGGCCTCGTTTATGACTACAAGTCTTTTTGGCTTCCTCTAACATTTCAAGTCCTACCGCAATGTTGACTATTGGTATTTTTAACTGCTTGGTGGTAAAGCCTTTTTTCTTTGCGACATCTGGCATAATCTGAAACAATCCGGTTTCGCCTGCTTCACCCATGACATCAGGCTTAAGGCCCGATTCTACAATAGCCACTGATAAGGCTACCTTAGGGTCAATATTATACAAAGGTGCTAACGCTAAAATTAAGTTCACAATCCATGTGGTATTAATCATATAGTTAAGACTAACACACTGTGTTGTGAGAGTCAACCATATCTCCTAAGTACTTATTTTCGTTTACGAAAAATCCAACGACCGGTTTTGTCAAGGATCATTGGCTCTATATGCGGTATGCCGTCGATCACCACGATAGTGCTTACGATAGGGCGCTTTGGGTTGACCTTGTTGTACCCTAGGGCAAGGCTCTTGTCGTTTGCGAGGCACCCGGTATGTGCACCGAACATGAGTTTTTCGGGAGTGGAGATGTAGGTAATCTGTGCTTTTTCATGAAAATGCCCTTCGATGGTCGACATCCCATATTGGGAGGCTAATTTACCGGGTGCCCCAGCTTTGCCGTGACATAGGTAGATGGGGCCTAAAGGGGTTTGGACGACAGTGTCAAACTTCCAGGTCCAGCCCTTAGGTGCATCGATAATCTCGTTATAGCCCCTTAGTACGGCCTGTGGCAGGCCTGCGGTTAGTGCTTTGCGGTATACCAGGGAGCCATGATTAGATTCTACCACAGTGACGTTAGGGAATAATGCGTAGATTGGCTTAAGTGCTTTGATGGCTTTTTTAAGCTCTTCCCCGGCGCTATCTAAGTCTGGATTAGAATCGTGGTAGGATATTGCATGGCCATCTATTTCATCGCCAATACACACCACCGTGTCAGGCTTATGTTTTTTCTTTAAATAAGTAAGAAATTCAACGGTATCGGGGTGTTCGTAGGGGCAGTGGAGGTCGCTGAGTACTAATAGGGACTTTGATACTTTTAACTTCTTCATCTAAAACACCATCCTAGTGTTGTCGGGCGTTATGGGTTACTACTTTAAATCTTTTGGAATAGTGACTTGGCGTACAAGGTAGTCGAGCGTAGATTTTTGACGCTCAGACAATTCCTTCATCTGAGACTTAACGTGCTCTTCTAGTGCCTTTATTCTTGCCTCTAAAGTCTTGTATAGTGCGTTCTCTAACTCTTTTGTTAGAATTTCTGGGTACATCTCCTGTACTACGTTTCTGAGACTTTTTCTTAGTTCTTTTGGGCTTGACATCTTTGGGGCCTTTCTTTAATGCTTTAATTTCAAAACGTGTGCTGTTCTCAGATGAAGTCTTTACAGCGTGACATGGTTTACACAAAATGTCAAGATTAGAGTCATCACAAAATAGTCTGGTAGCAAAAGTGTCTAAATCTACATAACCTATTAATGGATCAACAACTGGAGATCTATGATCTATTTGTATTTCCTTAGGACCAAAAATATTTTTACAGTGTGCACATTGGTATTTACCTCTACCACACTTTGCTTTTTGCATTGCAGTCGCTACCATCGGGGTTCGTTTCCAAAACCTCCTTAGTATTTTTTTGCTAAATTCTACTGCACTAAATGACGCTTTAGGTACTATCATTTTACATACGCCACACATTGACACCATGTTACTGATTTCAATAGGTTTTCTAGGTTTAATTAAACTAAATCCCAATGCTAGTCCCTCGATTGTTTTCCCGCAACCAGAACAAGGAAGTTTTCGAAACTCTAAGTATTCCGAATCACTCAAATTAATCGTATTTTTTCGTCTTTTTAACCACCTTCGTAAGTGCGCTATGATAGCTTTCTCACTGGTGACATATCTCATCTGGGTCATTCGTTTTTGTTCCCTTCTCCTTGGGGTTTTATCTTTTATAGCAGCCTTCTTGGCCCTACTCTCTTTTTTCACATATTCTGGTACTCTTAGTAAATCATGTAAGTCTTGCTTGTAACAACCGCAACTTCTGCTAGTCCCAGAACGTAAAGCTTGACTAGCAATAATTTTTACTGTCCCACATTTGCATTTACATACCCAAAAGCTTTGAGGACTTTTAAAAGGCTTTATTGCTGACAATTCTACTACCAACCATCTTCCGAAACTTTTTCCTGCTAACTTCAGAAGTTTGGTATTCATAATTCCTCTATTGTGCTTTGGTTCCGTCAGCCCAAGCAGGATAACAATCATTGCATCTATACAAAGAGTTTCTAAATTCAGACACAGGTTTTTTTAATCCGCAGTATATGCACTGTATTATTCCTTTAGTAAACGCGTCTATAACCCATTGACTCATAATTCCTCTTTTTTACTCATCCTTGAGTTATTCATGTTTCGTAGCGATTCCATTTTCTAGGTTTGGGTTCAGTAGGTAAATCTTTTACAATAATCCATTTTTTATCACAAGTGTCACAGCACATCTCTACTTCAAGTTTTTTCGTCTCATTGTTGACTACTTCCTGTCCAGTAGGCCAAGAACGTCTACGACAGTTATGTAGGGCCCACTTCGGTAAATCTTCACTAGATCCGACAAACTGTTTCATAATTCCTCTATCCTACTCTCGTCGTTTTCCATTGTTACTAAAAAAGATTTCTCAAACAAGTTCTTAAACTCGCTGGCATGCTCTACTACAAGTACAGATTCATGAGACAAAGATAATTCTTGGAATAATGCTATCGTTCATTTAATGCCCTTTATCAGTTGATCTAATTTTGATTCAATTCTATCTAATTGGTTTTTTATTTCTGGGTCTATATTCATGTAAGTAGCGGGGTAGTTGAAGGAGGCTACTGTGTAACAAATTGGGCATAGGTCTGTGGTTGAGTAGTGTGAGTGATCATAACAATCGTAAGTTTTCATAGTTCCTCTATTGTGCTCTGGTCGTTTTCCATTGTTACTAAAAAAGATTTTTCAAACTGCTGCTTAAACTCTGTGGAGTGCTCTACCACCAAAATGGAGTCGTGGGAGAGGGACAGCTCCTGGAATAGGGAGAAGGCCTTAACCTTAAGCTCGGCGTCCAGACCGTCCAGCGCCTCGTCGAAGAAGAGGGCATTGAAATGGACGCCAGCGCGGTTGGCGGCAGCCTTCATGATAGAGACACTGAAGGCGAGATTTAGGAGTTGGCGCTGCCCCTTAGACATTTGGCGATAGACACCGGGGTAGCCGTTCTTAGTTATCTGGATCTCAAGGTTGTCGGAGTCGACAAGCTCAAATGCTACTCTCAACTCTGACTCGAAGTACTTCTCTAAGTAACCGTTAGTCGCGACCTCTATCTCTTTGACCGCTCTGGTAAGTAGTACTTTACGCAGCTCGAAGGACAAATCATTTAGTTGAGTGAGGTCGGATATATTCTGTCCCAATTCACTGCATTGGGACGTTAGTTGGGACACTTTTTGTTCCGATTCGCGTATTTCTGTCCCAATAGTCTCTATCTGGGCATCAAAAGGGTTTGCTTGAGACTCCAGCGCCTGTAGCTGGGCGGTGTGCGGGTTCTCAAATACCAGGGCGTGATTCAGGTCAGTGAGGTAAGGATTAGCCTGGGTCTCAGTACGTTGGATGTCCCGTTCGATCTCTTCTAGGCGGCAGATGTCCTTGGTGACCTTACTGTTTACTTGAAAGCAGGTGGGGCACTGTGGGTGAGGGTTTGCCTTTATGACCTGCTCCAGCCGGTATGCTGCGTCTTTAAGCTGCTCTATGTTGCGTAGGCGGGACTCTCCGAACTTCCTGACTTTTTCTGTCGTTTTTTGGATTTTTTCTTCTTTTTCGGTTTCGAAGTTTTGGATTTTGACTCTAAGTAGGTCAATCTCCCTAGTTGTTCGTACATTCCAAGTATCAGAATCTCTAATTTGTCGCTCCAAGGTTTGTTTAGTCGAAGCACATCGGTCTTTATTTCGTTCCAACTGTCTAGTTGCGCTATCAAGTTCTTTTTTCTTTGATTTTCTGACATCGGAGGTCCTTTCGGCTAGGGTTATGGGGAGGGATAAGTCGGCTAGTTTTTCGAAAAGTTCTCGGCGATCTTTGGCTTTGGCTGTAAAGAATGCACCGGTAGGGGAGAATTCGTTGTAGTAGGCGCCTGCGATATAGAGGTCTTTCGAGACGCCTAGAACGTCCTCTAGGAGGCGTTGGGACTCGGATAGGTCCTTACCCCTATGTTTCTCGTCCGAGTCGCCTATAAGCCAATATAGGTCATTCTGGGAGGCTTTACCGCGCATACGATGGATGGTGATTAGAATGTTGTGGACTTCTAGGATCAGGGCACCGGTGGTAGGCTCGTCGGGGGAGGTCCAGGAGCGCACCTCATCGGCATTACCATCTTTAGCAGTAACTCCAAACGCTATCCAGGTCGCTATGTCTTGTAGGGTGCTTTTGCCGGAGCCAGTCTGGCCGTGAATAAGAGATAGTCCTAAGTCTTCATAGTTGAAGGTTAGTTCTTTATAAGATCCAAAGTTATTTACGGTCGCTCTCAATAATTTCACGGTACAGCACCTTTAGGGTTGACTTCTGTTGATCGGACTCGGGGGTACTGTCTATTAGCTTATCAAAGACTTCGGAGGCGGTCAAGGTTTCGACTTCGATTGGTGCGGTGGGGGAGTCGGTAGGGATGAGATCTAGTTTGAAGGAGGCGAGGCCGGACCAGCTACGTAAGGCGTCTTTATCTAATCTCTGCAGCTCCGAATAAGGCCCCGACACTTTGATCCACACTAGGTCGGTAGGATCAAAACTAGGTGGACCCCAATCCCATAACATCTGAATTTCCTCCGCAGTAAACTCACATTTCACGTGTCTACGTAAATTCAAAATCTCCCTAGTGTAGGTGCCGTCTGAGTTGAGGATGAGGAAGCCTTTAGGCGGGTCGTTAGCCTCACCAAAGGACATTGTGAAGGGAGAACCAATGTAGGTAACCGTACCTACACCGCTGAACGTCCTTAGAAGTGCATCATCTTCTACCACCTTGACTCGACTCCCTATCGTCTGGTGTCTGTGGTAATGGCCCGAAATTACAGTAAAATCTTTGACTAGGACGGGGTCGATTGACGTTTTATCTTGAATATACTCTCCCATTTTACCACCTTGGAACCCTTGGTGGCATATAATAATTTCCGGGTAGGCAGACTCAATCTCCTCTAACTCACGTTTAAAATCTTGGGCATATGGTACCATGCCCACTGTAGTACCGTTTAGTCCCTGTAATTGAGGAAAATCTATAATGCAGGCAAACTGCCTTAAATAGTTAAGCCCGTGATCCTTTCCTTTTTCATTTATAAGGTCATGATTTCCAACAATAATGTACACTTTACACTTAGCAGCTCCAATAACCTCTAATAAACGATTCATCACCTCAGCGCGGATGATAGCCTTATGGTCGTGTAGATCTCCTGCGATCACCAGGGGGATCTTAAGTTCCTCCGCCTTGGTGATTGCAGCTTTTAGTGCGATAGTGGATAGCTCTAAGTTATTGAGATTAAAGTGAATATCTGACGTAACGACGGCTATAGGTTTATTCATATTAAAACCAACCGTGCCATTTAATTAAAAAATAACCCCCAATTATAGAATCTCGTTCCGTTTTAAAAATATGGAGAGGGTTCCAAACTGCAAACACAATTCTATCTTTATATTTAGTAAAACCGATAGGTCTCAGTAAATTTCTGAAAAACTTATTCATTATCTTCATCCTCAGTTTCTAAACTACCAATTAGTCTAGATCCTTCAGATGTTATCTCAAAATCAAGTTGATGTACAGAGGTGGCACCTTGAGATAAGTGATTTTTTGTAACTGTCGCTCTGGAGACGATACCATATTTCGTTAGAACACCTTTTACCGTCTTAGTAAGAACTTTAATACGTTTGAGAGCTACGATAAGGGAGGAGTGGTATTCGATTTTACTACCCCCTGCGGCCTGTTCGCCGTGCTGCATGAAACCGATCTTTGCATATGACTGATTCGCCATGTATACCGCTATGGTGTCTGGGTACTTGTTTATCAAGGCTACAAGCATCTTCATGACAGACCCATTTTCCTTGGCATCTTGGCCGGGCTGTGCATGCTTCTCATTATCCAATTCTCGCTCAGCGTGAGAGCGGGACTGGGAGCCCCCTACGCTATCCCAAACGAATAGGATCTTAGCGGCTGGGTCCTGCTCCTTGACAGCGGTGATGTACCGGCGTGCAAGCTCTGCTCCCTTAAGAATCTCATTAGTTTTGATGAGGAGGATTTTGGAGGGGTCACCGCCGATAGATTTAAGTCTCAACGAATCAAATTTATCCTCCGAGTCCCAGAGGATAACTTGGACTCCAGCCTTTTGTCCTGCTGAGATAGTTTCAGAGGCTAAGGTACTTTTACCCGTATCAGGTTTGCCCACGATTTGGATGATTTTGTTATAGGGAATACCTGGGAGCCCTGTGAGCTGAGTCAGTGGGTGGTTAGGGGGGAGCGGTACTACATCCTCTTTGGTGTAGGCACTCTTTACGCTATCGCCGGTGGTGATAATGCTTAGGGCGCGCTTATCCTTAGCGTAGAGACCCTGCATGTCTTTTATGATCTTACTTAAATCTAATTTAGCCATTATTAAAATCCCTGCGATTGACGCGATATCGTTCTAAAGTGCACGTGCGCCTGGTTAAAGATGTTCAAGTAGTTTTGAAGCAAGTCCCGATCGACTTCCGCCTCATCCATACTCTTTTGCTCTGCCTGTACTAACTCGTTACGGTGGACGTAGGCGTCAATCATAACGTCGCTAGGCTTCTTGTCGCTCTTCTGGACGGTTTCCAGGTAGATAGCGGCCTTGATAGCCTTGACGCCTGTTTTCTTCATGCGAGCGTCAAGGTCGGCGACGCGTAGGTGTTCTGCTACGGTCATCTGAGCGTGGAGGAACTTACCGGCTAGGCGTTCGGCATGTTCTACCGTTACGCCCTCTTCATAAGATTTCTGGATCTCTTCGACTAATAGTGAGTAATTCATTGTCCACCCTTCTCGCCAATCAACTGGATCAAATATTTAATGCGTAACTGAGCGCCGCGTTTAGACTCGTTGTATGGAGCGGCCATCTCTCTAACCAGCTCCTTAGCGGCTAAAAACTCTTCGTCCGCCTCTTTGGCTTGATTGATAGACTCAATCTCTTTGACGAGGGTGAGGATGCGGGCGTCGAGGTCGGAGGCAGAGAGTCCTAGGACCTCTGCGACAAATTCGGGGGCAGCGTCTTTAATCTTTGCTTCTAACGACTTACTTGGTTTTTTCATAATTGCTCCTTGGTTATTAAGTGTAACAGATACGCACTAGAACGTCAAGCCGATACTCCCGCCTACGACACCGTCTGATAGGCCGAATAATCCTACGCTAATGGGGCCGAGTAGGTCACGTGAGACGTGAACGCCGTATACAAAGTTGCCTAGGCCGTGGAGGGAGACAGGGGCGCCGGCTAGAACACTAATGTTCAGGCGGCTACCTGTTTTAGTGGTTTCGGACTTGTCGTCGGCGGATTTAGAGTCTGAAACATTAGTGTGCGTAGTGGTATCTTTTTTGAGATCGGAGTCTAAGACGACCTTTGTAGTGGTCTCTTTCGTCCCATCCGGTTTAGTGACTTCAACAATAGTGGTCTCCTTATGGACCTTCTTGTCTTTGGTGGTATCCTTAACCGTGATGGTTTTGACTACCTCGACAGTTTTGGTCTCAATCTTGACCCTCTCAGGCACAGTGAAGCGCCCTACCGCTACTCCTGTAGCGCCTACCGCGATAATGATTAATACTTTATATTTTGTTTGCATACTATTTTAATACTCCTAGAATCACAGCGACACACGCCGAGACGATAACTACGACTACATTCATCCAGATGACTGGGTGCATCACAGGTTTGTTATAGGATAATGACAACTCCTCATACATCCGTAACCTCTCAGGGGATAGAGGTGATACCTTAATCCTTCTTTCCTGATAGAGTTTTCGCAACTCTGCGACAGCTTCTTTTTTCGGAATCTTAGGCCCCACTTTACTGCTCCAATCCGTTAATATCTAATCGATTCAAATGCTTAACTTCTGTATCCACTAAATCCTGCATCACGTCTCTTATACTTAACTGTAGCATGGGGCCCATCTGCCAGACAAGGTTCTTGGCGTAGAACACCAGGGCGCGGGCCTCGGGGGAACCCTTGGCGAGTCGGACGGCGTCCCTTTGGGCTAGGACACTGGGGGGTGTCGTGGCGTTAAGGGCGTTGAGGATAGTGGCGTTAGGCACTAGCTCGTAGCCGCCGTTCCGCCCCCTTACAGAGGTGACCAGTCCGGCTTTCTTCAACATTGCCGCTATTCCATAGAGGGCGGCGCGGGAGAGGGACAAACCCTCGGACGCGCTGGCGACCGATGTTCTACCAGAGCGAGAGAGATAGAGGCAAAAAAGGATAGCTGATTGGGACTTCTTGTTTAATCGCATTAACAAACCTCCTTGTTTTTTGGTTCAGGACTCTCATTAATGGTCACATAGTACTCAACACTCTGTCCACTAAATTTGTTTAACGCCGCCTCAAACCCCGCTGCAACCTCGTCTTGGATGTTATGCCTAACCACGGTCAAGTTTTGCTTGGTTAGGGCAAAGGCCCTCATAGGCGTCAATCCATTGACTGGCTTGTGCTCTGTTAGGGCATCATACACCAGGGATTGGACGTAGGCCTTGAGAAACTTAGTGCTCAACGCCTTAGAGGTCTTAGATCCTTTAGGTCGGCCTACCGTCTTGACGAGTTTATAAGACTCATCAGCGATGAACTTACTAAACTCCTCTACCCAGTTATCTAGGATAAGGTTGTTTTTAGACATCACTCTAGCCCCAAGTCTTTCAGCAGATTATCTAGAAACCACAGCCCTGAGATACCATATAATTTACCCCAAGCAGCCCTAATATCCTCGGCACTCAACTCTATCTTAACAGTCTCAAGCTCCCAATCATCGGCAAGGATATCCATAGCCGCACACCAACGGGCCTGCGAAGTGTCTCTTCCTTGATGTAAGATAGACAGAGTACCATAGGTGTCGGGAAAAATCCAAGCGACATGACAAGGCCTCTTAAACTTCTTACCACTCCTAATTGCATCTTGAATAGTCATGTAATAAGTGTACTACACCAGGGGGAATAAAGCAAATCTAGAACAAAAATCGTCCCTTAGCTTGTATTCTTAGTGTATTTATGTTACTATTAGTCTATGATCTCTAGTGCACTAGCATCTTTATCTCTAAAAGCTCATACACTAGGACTTAATGA